GGCGCAGGCGGTACTGCTACAGCCTACGGAAACTACCGACGGGGTAATCTCGTGAACGAAGCCGGTAGCGTTTACTATCACAAAATCTATCAAGTATCTAACAACTCTTCTAGCGGCGGTGGCGGCGGGAGCGGCGGTAACGGCGGCTCCGGAGGAGTAGGCAGAGGTTACAATCAGTCTGCAGGATCGGGATCAAGCGGAAATAACGGTGCCGGAGGTTCCGGCGGCGGTACTAACGCAGGTAGCGGTGGTTCCGGGGGTGCTGGCGGCAGCGGCGGCGCTGGTGGTGACTACGGAGCTTCCGGATCGTCCGGAGCTACCGGCTCTACAGGAAATTCCGGCAGCAACGGAAACGCCAGCAATGGTAGTGGCGGCTCTAGTGGTAGCGGTGGCTCCAGCGGTGGTGCAGCCGGTAAGTACATTCGCGGCTTGTCGAATGTCACATTTACAAATAACGGAACAGTGCAAGGAGGCACAGCCTAATGAATTATGATGTCGTAGAAATTAACGGCAGTGTTGCGAAAATACAGTACAGCGACGGTACTCATGCGTTTGTTCAAACGACATCTGACATGACCGAAGCGGACTTTGATGATGTTGTATTCTCCATCTCTCCGTCAAACCTAAACCCGGATGCAGGACAATCTGCTCCTAGCTGGTTGAGTGCCGGTACAACCCGTACTGCCGCACAAAAAACATTCACAGACCCGCGTCCAGCATGGGAAATTGCTAGGGCAGCGGCTTATGGCTCTCCCGAAGCACAGCTTGAATACATTACGGAGAACGGTCTTGCCGCGTGGCAAACTAAAGTGACACAGATCAAGACAGACAATCCTAAGTCATAAGGATGAAGATGACTATGGAACCCGTACTCAAGACACAGATGGAACTTGAGGCACACGAAAAAGAGTGCGCCATACGCTATGCGGCTGTGCAAGAGAGACTTGACAGCTTGGACAAGCGTATGTGGCGTCTAGAGGCTATGATTATGGGAAGCACTGTTTTGGTGGTGGCTATGGTCGTCTCTGTATTTATGGGGATTAGGTAATGTCAGAAGATAACACCACAGAAGAGCAGCAGGAAGACCCGCGCACCGAATTCGAAAAGAAAACGGAGACGATGGCTGCGAAGGTCGGGACCGATGCCACTCAAGTAACAGGTGTCACGCAGACTGTCAAAGACAATGAACTGTTGTCTGATACTGACGTCACACTATCTACTAAGAAAAAGCCCGACGACGTAACGACACAACAGGAAGGCGCATCATACATGCCTGCTGTTGATCCTACTCTTATGGATACAGCGGACATGTCTCAATACAATGTGGATAGACCTAGTCCTTCTAAAGAAGACTTGGGTCAAGTTGATGCTATCGACAGTGCAGTGGACCGCACTAAACAAATTAGCCTAGATGCGGCGCAGTCTGACTTCGATGATCTGATCGACTTAGACGACATCTCTTCGCAAAAACTGTCTGAAGGAGCATTTGCTGAAGCACAGACAGCCGAATTGGACAAGCGCGCCACAGTAAGTTATCAGCTTAGTGAGCTATTTGCAGGAATCGAAGACGGCAAGCCTCTTCCCCCTTGGGCATCTCCACAGGCACGTAAGGCTGTGGCACTCATGCAGCAACGGGGGTTAGGGGCTTCTTCTATGGCCGCTGCAGCAATTACGCAGTCCATCATGGAGTCCGGCATCTCTGTAGCGTCACAAGATGCACAGATGTACGGTGCCATCCAGCTTAAAAACCTAGACAACAAGCAGCAAGCCGCTCTTCAGAACGCGCTGCAAGTTGCTACGATGGACCGTCAAAATGCTGACGCCCGTACAAAGGCCGCTATTTCGAATGCACAAGCCCTGCTATCTGTCGATCTGAAGAACCTCGACAATCAACAACAGGCAAACACTCTCAAGTATAGCGCCGCTACGCAGGCTGCTTTGACCGATGCTGCGGCAGAGAACGCGCGCAAGCAATTCAACGCAAAGAGTGACTTACAGATTGAAGAGTTTTTCACTGAATTGGGCGTTCAGATCGACACTGCCAATATCAACCGTGGTATAGCGATTGAACAGTTTAACATCAATCAAGAAAATGCGTATAAAGAATTCAACGCATCTATGCAAGATCAGCGTGAAAAATTCAACGCCAATATGAAATTCGCAATCGATCAGTCCAACGCACAGTGGCGTCGGTCTGTGAACACCGCAAACACAGCCACGCAAAACGAAGTCAACAGGATCAACGCCCAAAATACGTACAATGCTGCACAGACAGCAATGAACCAGTTGTGGCAGATGTACCGTGACAATGCGACGTTCAACTTCACTGCTTCTGAAAGTGAAAAACAGAGAACCCACGAGACTATGCTGAAGTCCCTAGAGGTATCTGCCACAGAGAAGCTGTACGATAAAGAACAAAGAAATCAGATTGCAAAGAACCTTATCAAGGTTATAGGCAGATGGGGAGACTAGGTAATGCTGGGTGATTTTAAACTTTCTAAGTCTATAGGCAAATACTTCGGAGACGCATACGAACTGTTCAAGCTAGGAGCGCAGTTTATCGATGCTGTATCCCCTCAAGAGAAAGAAGACGACAACTTCATTCCACGGCGCAGGTATAACTTTGACTCTAACCTGCGGTCTGCCCGTCCCACTCCTCAACTGATGCAAGCACCTGTGGGGTTGAGGGCACCCAATCTACAGGATGCTTTTCGTTACTTTGCCGACAAGACCGCTAGGGATGTAAACCTTGCGAGTATCGTAGCTAGAAACTATAAAGCAGGCATAACTAAGAAACGTCAGAACGTCAACCCTAACTTTGCTGCCGGAGGATTCGGCAATGCAGGGGTGGGAAGCGCACGTTCCAATCGCGTAGGACGCGCACGATTTAGAACTCACTTGCAGAGCTAGGAAAGACACACATGTTTGTAGGACAAAAACCCGCCGAACCTCGACGCGGAGACGTCGAAACCCGTGATCCCTTTGCTTCGGCACCTCCGGGCATCTCTCTCACTGTAGAGAACGAACACTGGCCGTGGGGCAATCCGCCTAAACATGTAGATGTGGACGAGGTCTTAGAAGAGGCGACAGGTAAACTGGACTCTGACGAAGTGTTTCGTGGTGAGATGTTCAAGCTGCTTATTGCAGGCATCTCTATCGAACACATCGTAGAGGCTTGGGTTATGTCCGGATTTGAGAGCGGTCAATTCACTCTCGACGTAGGTCTTATCGCAAAGGGTCCACTAGCTGTATACGTTGCGTATCTTGCAGATCAAGAAGGTATTCCCTACCGCATGTTCGAACAAGACGATCCTACCGCTGACGAGAGACTGGACGACGTAGAGTATCTACAACTCCTTAAAACTAACAATCCTCGCATGTTTGCTGCCATGAGAGAAGAGCTTAACAAAACCTTGAGACAAGGCGGAAAAGACGCAGGTCCGGGCATTCAACTGCCGCCGGATAACGCCCCTGTTGCTCCTCCTGCCCAAGAAGGCTTTATGAATACAGAGGAGACAGAAGATGGGCAGTGATCTTACTTACGCCGTCGTTGGGGGAATACTCGAAAACATCCTAGGAGGTTTCGACGCACGTGACGCACAGAAAAAGAAAGAAGCCGAGGATGCAGCCAAAAGGGCAGAAAAAGAAGCAGAAAATCTGTTCACTAACTCAAACAATCTCGTAGCTCATCTGTCTCACAAAGACAACAGAGGGGCAGCGGTATCGTTTATTCACGGAACTGCGGTGCCAAACTCTCCCGCTTCTATGGTGTATAACAGTCTAGATGCGTATCAACAGATGCAAATAAGCACCAATGCTATGGGGCATCTTCCCGATCAGCTTCAAGAGGTTTTAACACAAGCAGCTACAAACGTAGAAGCTGCAAGATCATTAGCACAAGATCAGACTATTCTGCAGATGTTCAGTACAAGTCCTATGGCGATGGCGCAGCTTAGTGCTTACGCTGCAAAGCCGCTGTCTGCACAAGAGCAAGCTATCATCGATGGCGCACCAAAAAGTGCGGATATACCTGTTCAACTAGCGTATTACAACTCTCAGAAAGTTATTTACCCTACTGGTACTCCCGCCGGAGATTACCTCGACAGTGTAATCACCAACTTGGGTGCAATCAAGCCGGAGAGAGAGTACACGTCTATCTCAGAAACCGTCAAGGGTATCGAAGATTCTATCCGTAATGAACTTACTGACGCTAAAGACGGCGAACGTGAACCTTCTCTAGTCCCTCTTCTAAGTCAAATACGCGCACTGAAAGCTAATATAGCATCCTTTGCAATCGATCCGGAGTATGCAGAAGGAGAGGGAGATCGCCTAGAGGACAATTACGCTGCAAAGTATCAATTCGAATTCTTTCCGAAGGCCGTGAACGAGTACGTTGCACTTGAGCGTTTAGAGCAACAGATTGTATCGGGCGTCTACGGTGACGATCTAGAACAGATGGCAGAGACTGATTGGCTAAACGTCCTACAAACGATGGTGAAAGAAGTCAATGAAATGAACGTCGGCACGGGATCGGGAGGATTGAGGGCTAAGTCCACTGATGCGGCAGACAAGATAAACACGCTAAAGTCGGGCGGTTTTAACATTCAAGATTATCTGAACAAAGGCGATGAAGAGTCTTTGGAGATCGTATCTAAGTATGAGCAGCTTCTAAACTTTTCGACCTCTATGGAAGAAGTAGCTAGAAACGAGAAAGTTTTCACTTCCGGTACAGGTGACAACGAAAGACAAACCACCTTCGACATGGACGAGAAGAACCCGCTAGAAGCTCTAGCGGAGATGAATGCGATCCCCAACGTGGGCGAATTTTACAGGGGTCTTCCCGACACAGGTCCGGGTTCTAAGGTAGAATTCCTAAACCGTGCTGAAGAGATGATATCCTTGATCCTAACTGGTAGCTCCGGAGGAGAGGACAATGAGTCGAAAGAAGCTCGACCCGACCTAGCTATCGATCAATTTGCAAATCATCTGTTTGACGAGATTCCCGGATTTGCGGACATGGTAAAAAACAGGGGCTTCCCAATGGCAGGTGAAACTACCACTGGCATGAAGACCACAAACTACGAGCAACCTGCCGACACAAACACCTTCGCTGTAAACGCACGATATTCGTTCACTGCTACAGATTCAGTACAGAAGGTAGCAGCCGCATACGGCAAAACTCCGCAAGCCATGTTCCTTACAAACAGTGTAGCTTACGCTCTTGTTAAGCCCGGAGAAGCACAGCCTTTAAAAGCGTTCGATGCAGTGAACACTCTGCAACAGAGCGGTATCTTTACTATGGAACCCGGAGTAGCCATGACTCCCAAACAGGCAAATAGTGTGGTTCTTACTTTGGCTAGAAATGGACAGTTCGATAGGGGGACGCAGGTTGATATCATAGCCGCTTCTATCCTTGATCCGAAGCTGCCCGAAGGCATACAACCCGCCATGTTTTCTACAGGTTTCACTCTAGCTCAACTAAATTCAGTGATTAGAACAACGCTGGGTCACGACGTAAACTTCGAAGACGTGTCGAAAGCAATCACAAATCACACAACCTTCGTAACACAGGCAGAAGAAGTTGAAAAACTACTTCTTGAGGCGGGTGTGGGAAGCGCATTTACAGATAATCTCACTGTTAAAATTCTCGACGTGTTTGGTATGAAAGACTCTGTAATCGCCACTATCGGTAGCAATATCCAAGCCTTTGCCTTTAACGACAATGACGCACTGTTTTCAGCCGCCGACATGAGAGTCGAGCAGGGTCAAAGCGCAGAATTGCAAAAAGCAAAAATCATAGAGATGGCAAATGATTTTGTGAAAACAAACTTTAGGGCGAATCAAGCTAAACTTGGTTCCGCTCTTGTAACACTGGCTTACAATTACGCGAAGACTATGGACCCAAGTGGCCGAATCTCTGAACGAGACTTTCAAGCTGCCCTTGTAGCGGTTCAAGGAGATGGCACCGCAGGGGTCGGAGCGCGGCTGGCCTTGGTCCGAGATATTATTCGCAAGTCTAGAAACGAGCTTGTGTATAATCAGAAGGTGTTTAGGATCAAATCTACCGGAACAGGTAACAATATTCGGTATCGTCTCAGCAAGCCTCACTTGCAGCGTATGCAGGCTCTTACACACTACCGCCCACTGCTTCGCGCCTCTCGCGGTATGGAAGACGTACAGCGATACAGGAGCATACTAGGCAGCGTCGATGGACCCGTATTCAATGCTAATGGAGGTTTTGTAAATGCTAATATGGCAGCACAATACTCCGTCGATAATGCAGCCGCTGAAGCATTTTTTGGTACGGGACAAACCGCAGCGGGTCAAGTATACTCTATCGCTGAAGCTAATAATATTGGCGTTTTGAAACTTGGCCCCGATCCGAATAAAGCCAAAGACCTTCTCGTAGGTATTCCCATATTCATCGACACAAGAACGGGCGAGATTATACCCAACTCTAGAATAAGACAACTCACGGGACAAGGACTCTAAGACATGCTTGACACAGTATTCTCACGTTCCCGGCTGGGTGAACAGACGTTTCCCGGCGGGACTACATACGAAGAATATCTAGCAGCATACGAGAAAAGCGGTGCGATGGACGAACTGAAGGCAGGCATCCTGCCCGGAGTACGTTCTCAGTTCCTAGAGTATGGTCTATCCGGCGAAACATACGACAAGTACGAAGGTCCAGTAAACCTCGACAATTACTTCGGCCCTAGCTCTCCTGTGTTTCTGCAGCCGGGAGAATATGACGCTGCCAAGGAAGCATACAAAAGAGAGCAAGACGGTACTGCCACACAGGACGACATCGATCTTCTAGCACGGGTACGTGACCCCGACGGGCCTATTATGAAGCGTATCGCTAGACTGTCGGGTAATGATCCCACAGGGGTTCTGCAACAGGGCTACCTAGAAACTGGCGGCTTCCCGCAAAACTTGATGACGGGCGAGATCGTGCTTCCCGATGAAGTCAAGGCTATGCAGCTTCCTATCGTAGGCACTGTAGGCGACGTTCCCGAAAACATTTATGGAACTAACTTTATAGAGAGCATCCCTCTCCTTGGCAATATCATTCCCAACGGACTGAATTACAATCGCATTGAAGCACGAGAGCGTTCTGAACAATCCCTAGAGCTTCAGACTTTCTTGTCTGATAACATACAGACCCCTCGTGACCCTGTAATTCGCAAGGCACTAGATCAAGTCATAAACGCCGACTTGTTTGGCATACTCGCCGAACGTATGTACAATCTTGCCGATATAACAGAAGAAGGCGTGGAACACTATCTTCCGCGCTTGACCCACTGGGCTACGAACTACAATCTCACCACTGAAAACACTTTCGGTCTTCTCTCTGCAGAAAACTACCTTACAGACGAGGACGTTGCTGCAGACTTAGCACAGGTACGTTCGTTAAGCACCTTCGCTGACAGGGGCGCAGTTCTCAACGATCTGCTTCGCAAGCAGGTAAAAGACATCGTAGGCGAAGAAGCATTCAACGAATCTATCTACGCCATCAAGGACGAAGTGACATATGAGACAGCGGACGGCAGGACTGTAACAAAAGAAGAATATAGACACAATTTTGTTTCCGAAAGTTTCGCAGAACAGTTTTTCGAAGCAGTCCTAAACAGCAAGGGTATGATCGACAAGATGGCAATCTTTGTACTGGAGAACGTAGGAGCGGGATACGCCATCCGTGCGCCCTTCGCTGTGGCAGGAACAGCCGTACGTGCAACAGCACGTGCTGCGTCAGACGTCCCTTTCCTTTCTCGTGGAGCTTTGGGCACTGCACCTAGGTTTATTGGCAAGGATGGTAAAATCCTAACGAAGGCGCAGGCAGACGAACTTGGAGAAGGCCAGTACATGACACTGCCGTATGCAGCGCAGTACATGGACACTCCCACTCTCGTCAAGTACACAGAGCAATACGCCAAATTCCGTGGCATTCCATTTACTACAGCCGCAAGACAACTGCAGAGAGCGACCCGTGCAGAGAGTATGCTTGTCAATGCCACTATTGGGACACTGGTTGGAACCGGCCCCATGAGAGGGGGACGTTTAGCGGCTGTAGCTGATGCAGGCCAAGGCAAAGCTGCCCTCAAAGAGGCTGCAGATACCGCATCTAAAGGCGTTAGCACTGCCAAAGATCGTCTCTTTAAGGCCATTGATGAAGGAGATAACGCAGGGGTTATCAACGCAGCCTTCGATCTGCGTACAGCCCGTGCCCGACAGAATTGGGCAATCACTCGCACAGCTATAAACGGGGCGAGAGACTTTGGTTTTTCTCCCGGCTTCGATACTGCCATAGCCCTATCACAGGCTCTGTATAGAGAAGTCTCTCCGGAAACTGGGCCTATCTCTGATTTCTACGCTGCAACAGCGGTCATGGGCGCACTCACTATCAAGCGCGGATTTGACATCCGAGGTGGCATACCCTTTGTAAGCTCTATGGCTGCTACGGGTATGTACAATGTAAAGGCTGTCACTGAAGACGCCGCAGCGTACGTGTTTGGTAATCTAGCTGCTATGCGTACAGGCAGAGGTCTAAGCACCGATGCACAGGACGCCATAAGGGAAGCAGGCGCAGCACGGGCGTACGGTACGCTGACGCCTCCGGGACTTCGCAATCTTCTTGCTATGTCGCCCGACGAAGTAGAAAAGCTGCCAGTAGCCACGCGGCGTATGCTTCAGAACTTCTCTACCGGCATGTTCCGTGGCTTGGCACCGGACGACAGAAATGCACTCCTTCTAGATATGGACGAAGGCATTGCTGATCTTCAGAATGTTTTGAAGCCGTTCTACACAATGACAGATTCTCAAGGCAATCGTGTTTTCTCCGACGCTGAAATTAGAGAGCTAGAAGTAAACATGTCCTTAAACCTCGCACAGCTTTCGGGGATGGGCTTCTTGCTTTCTGTTCAAAGACAGCAACAGGCACAGAACAGTGGCGTCCTCATGGGCCATCTGATGAACTACAAGAGGAAGATATCAGAAGGCGTAAATATGCAGAAGTCCAGTGAAAAGCAGGTAGCAGGTATGGCTGCAGCATCCGAACTTCTAGATGCACAGATCATGCAGTTGAAATCCGAAGACTTGAGTATGCTGTCTGAAGGTGAGAAGCTGGCTAGACAAGTAGCTATAGAGAACCTAGAGACTTTCGCTGGTCAGTTTAGAAAAGCTGCTACAGAGGGACGCAGACAGCTTGATGAACTGCTTACTATGGACGCGAGAGACGCCGCACAAACTATCGATGATCTGACCCAGCCGGAAAACGCAAAGCTGCTTGACGCGGCTTTTGTGTCGGGCGAACTCGACCTACTGCTTTCTAGGATTGCCCTCTCAGAACGTAGGGCGCAGAGTGCTGCACGAGAAGGTGCAGGCGTAGCTGACACACCTGCGGATAAGGCTTCTGACTTTGTAGAGCTTACATCTAAGCAGCTTGCTGATCGCAGAAAGATCGAAGTCGTAGAAGATAGACTTTCAGCGGCGGTGGCTATGATCCGCGATGCGTCTATAAAGGCGCTGGATAAAGGACGTCCCGCGCAGACGGCCACTGACATATCTGAAAATCAAAGTACACTGATTCGACAGGTTGTTCAACTAGAGCGCGCAAACAGTGATATCATAATTGAAGACGCCTACTCACAGATATCTACAGACATTACAATCCCTATTGTATCTTTCGGAAACAGCCTAGATCAAATGTTCCGGACATATGCGGAAGATAAGAACGCATCCTTCCTCTCATTTGTTAATCCTAGCACTCTTAAAGCCTTGGGGGGAAATACAGGAGTACGCCTTTACGACGACTTAGACAGTGCCGCAGCACGAAGCATTGATATGTGGTTTGGTTCTAGATCAGAAGCAATCAATACCAAGTTTAAGAGATTCGGACGAGTCTTTGAAGACGGTGCATCCTTCCGAGAGTTTATGAAGGAGCAAATTGTAAAGTCTGATCCGGAAGCGGCAAAACTACTGAATGTCACTGATCCTACGCAGATATCTGATTTACAGCTTGCCTATTACATGGCGCAGCCTAACAAGCTGAAGGTATCAGCGCAAGACTTGCAGATGGTGACCAGCCCTATGGAACTGGAGACTTTCCGTCAAGCTGCTAATAAGATGATGGGTCCGGGTAATACTGATGCTGTGAAGGCACTAGGCTCACGGCTACAACAAGAAGTAGATCGTGCATTCGAAAACTGGGCTTTATCGACAGGAAGCGTAGACGAGTACAATCAAGTTATTGTCGCTCGTACAGTGTATCGTGCAGAACAACTCCGCTTCGAAGGCAAAGCCACTTTCGGCGGTACTGTGGAGAACGTCGATACATCCGCTCAACTGACAGGGGATGTCACCGACGCACGAGACTTGGGGTATATCCTCAACCCCTTTGTACAAGCCATATCCAACCCCAAAGACGGATCGGTATCTGTGATAAAGACCGAAGTATCCAAGATTGTAAACACTATCGCACCAATCAGTCACTCCTTAATGGAACAGAAACTTCTCAAGAATGTAGGGCCGGACGGTAAACTCGTGGCACCTACAGATGCAGACATTGCATCTATGGTAGAGAGAACCGTAGATATGGACACCTTTGAGACCATGAAGGGTCTGCTAGGTAACGCAGTGAGAAACGCATTCTATGGGTCAAGCGATATGTCTAGAATACGCTACGCTCTTGATAACGGTCAGATACCCGGACTCGTGCCGGGGGATGCCCCGAAGCGTATCAAAGTCCCGGAGGTGTATGAGGGAGACGTACGGAAGTATCTTCAAGCCATAGAAGACGCTTCCATCATCACAGTGAATACTGTTGACGGGCCGAAGCAGATGAAGCTCCTAGACATGCAAGACTTGATAATGGCGGATCGTCAGATCGATGTTGTTGTCAACTCTATCCCGGAGTTTAGGGCCGCTCACAAAGACCTTCTTACCCTCGCAAAGAATGCACAAGACGACCTAGCAACTGCAGGGAAAAGAGAACAAGCAGGCGCAGATCAGCTTGCAAAGGTCGAAGCGAAACTGCCGGACTCTTTCAGTGGACAAGGTTTTCTGAAGAATGTCTTGGGAAGCGATGCTCCCGACGAATCCCGCGTGTTCCTGCAGCAACTGCAAACATCGAAGGCATTCCGAGCCATGTCTCCGGAACAACAGAACCTAGCTATGCAGTCTCTGTTTGTAGACACGATCAAAACTCTTGGGGGTTATGGACCTAGCAATCGATCTGTCCGTCTGTTTGACGGCAGCACTGTTGTGACAGGCGCGTATAACAATCCTGCAGAAGTGTTTGCCATACTGGACGACGCACTGGTGGGGGCTAGCAAAGAAGGTGTGGCACTCAAGAGATTGGCGGACGCTGCAGGCATAGAGCCGGAACAGCTTGAAACCTTGCACTCTTTGTTCCGCATGTCTGTCCGTATCAATCAAGCTGATCTGCTTGCACGTAACTCCGACGGAAAGCTGACGAGCGTCACAAAGGGCTTCACACTGGACAACGCTCTGTCGAAGGCATTTAACCTTGCTAGGGGCATGGTCAGTAAAGAGTACGTCATGGCAGAGGTTGCAATCCGATACGCAGCACTGGCTAAGGGCAAGTCTCTCGACTTCCTTCTTAATGACAAGAAGTCTGCAGATATCGTAAAGCAGCTTTTAGAAGACGAAACGCTGGTAGCTGACGAAGATGCGTACTACTTCGCTACACAGCTTATGAAGTACGTAGCAGACGAGATTCCGCGTGGTGTACTGGACGCCGATGTAGACTCAAACGCTTACCTAGAAGAATACTACATCAGCCTAGGCGTCATGCAGCCTGTCGATGTGGGCGAGATAGTCTTCAATCAATAGGAGATAACAATGAAGATGTACGCTAAAGGCGCAGAAGTACGCAAGGCAGAAGGTGATTCTGCAGAGATAAAGAATAAGGAGAAGGCTGATCTCGACAACGACGGTAAGCTGTCATCCTACGAGGTAGCACGGGGAAAGAAGATCGAAGCGGCTATGGCTAAGACACGTACTGCCTAGACTTATCGATCATCTCGTCAGTCACTGAATTGACATATCTAAGAAGGGACGCGATGGAGTGTGCGCCGTCATAATCGGGCACTCCCGCGTCCATTTCTTTTTGTAGTTCGTCGGGACGAACGGACTCTTTCTGAAGTTCTATGTTACCGTCCTGTCGCAGGTATACATGGAAAGAAAACAGATTTGCTTTCATACTGATGGTTCCTGTTCGCACTTATAGTGCAACGTGTAGGGTGGTGGAACGGGTACACGGACAGACAGTATACCCCTCACCATTTCCATAGCCCTTTCTTGACATTCTTCTTTAGTCTCTCGCAGCCGTATCGTGTCCTCGAACGTCAGACACAAGTCCGGCACTTGGAGAGAGCATAGCATTACCAATGTCTTGAACATTGTGCAACTCCTCTATAGGCAGGTTGTAGCAGTCAGCGTGAGACGTCCAGTTGTTAGAGGGATCGAAGTCACCCTTCTTTACGAAAGTGGCTTTGTCGAAATACTCTTTGGGTGTGCAGTATCCGAGATACCATCCCACTGAATAGTCCTTCATCACTCGCGTAAATGCGTAGATATCGCATTGCTGATGCGTGTTGAAGTTTGATATAGAGCATGAGTAGTCCGGCTTCGGCACAACAGTGGTCTGCTTTGTTTTGACTTCGACCTTCAAGCCGTTCTCTAGAACGACGTCGTACTCGTAGGTATTAGCCCACTCGCCCCCAAGCACTTGCAGTACAATCTGTTCGCCGAGGAACCCTGCAATGCTGCCGTTGCCTTTGATGATAGAGTTACGCAGGAGTCCCATCTCACTGTTTTTCTGACGGGCCTTCAAGAACATATCATCTGTGATCTTTACTGGAATCATACTCTTCTTTTTCCTTCTTCTGTTGCCACTCCTTGTAACAAGGATGATGGCGAGGGGGAGTGAATTGAACCCAGCCATCCCCCCGCTTCCATGCGAGGGGTGGCTTTTTCTTTGTCTTCTTCATCGAAACTTCGGACCTTCCATCCACGCTACCAGTGAATATCTTGTGCCCTCTGTTACGGGAGTTACGCGATGACTTAGATACGAAGGAAACAGTATAGCACTGCCCTGCAACCGCATAGCGTCCGTGTCCATACCTTCGATATCCTTGAATTCTAGGTCGCCACCTTTATAGTCAAAGCTGTTCGACAACTGGACACTCATAGATATCTTTCTGTGATAAGCCTTATGATGATCCGCCCAAAAGATGTCTTCGTGCCAATCGTACTTTCCTCCCTCTGATCCAAGATACTCTGTAAACTGTATCTCCGGAACGTAGTCTATATTGTAACCGTAGAGAAGACGATTTGCCGTCCTAAACATATGCTCTACTTCATCAAAGAGAGCTTTCCATCGTGGCTCCGGAACAAGCCAGCAAGTATTACATTTCCGTACCTGCTCTACTTCATTTATATGGTACTGTCCCGGCATACCTGTAGAAGCCCGGTCTAGTCCTTGCTCTACTGCCATGTCGATTATCTGTTTACAGGCTTCTTCTGACCACGCAGATTGCGCGAACTCTATCAAATTGTTCATCTGCTTACGCTCCTCTAGGCGGCATTTAGGTCTACAACTTCACAGACTCCTGCCGTACAGGCTAGTTCTCGTGATCCTGTGGTGTTATCTTCTTTTTCATACTCTGAAAGAACATCCCAGTCAACCTGTATTCCGCCCCTCTCAAGCTGCCACTCTACGTAGTCGTCAGCCTCTATGTCTTGATAAGGAGCCTGTTGATACGTGTGGTCAGAGTGTGGCAGGAATGATACACCGGATGCGATTTCAAAGTTATCGTACACCCAAGCACCTACATCCATCCACTCGTCTTCCTTGACACTGATTGTGACCGAAGGCTTGTGTTCGCACCAGTGAACGGCGTACACCTTCCATAACTCTAGCTGTTGAATAGCTGTCATCTGTGTTCTTGTCACCGCGCCTTCCGGAGACTGCATGGCAAAAGAGAACACAGTGGTCGAGTCCGGCTTCATCACACAAGCCTCGCTATACACGCCCTGTTCCTTGAGGAATTGTGTCAAGGGGTCTTTGTTGTCACCACGAACTGTACGGATGTAGTAGTCATTGTGACGAGCGTGAATTCCGCTTGCGGCGTCCACTAGCTGAGACACAGTGCCCGACGGCTTTACACAAGTGATAGCAGCCGACTGTGGGATTCCAAGGAGTTTTGCAAAATCCTTGTTCACCTGCACGGCCACTTCTCGCATCTCTTCTAGCCAACGAACCGAGTCTATTGTTTTTGAAAGCACGGGATGATCCATGATACCAGTCAAGGATACGCCCAACAAGCGTTCTTCTTCTGTGTTTGTCTTCCATACCTTCCTCAAGTATTTGAAATCAGTGAGCGTGGACTGTATCGTGCCGAGGATAGTAGCGATACGCACTTTGCGCTTGAGGTCTTCTAGGCTGTCTGCCTCTCGTACTACAACCTCTGACAGATTGCAGAACTGATACGGACGCAGGATGATCTCACTGCAGGGGTTGGTGCCCCACATGTGACCTACCTCGCGTCGTCCGTTACGAGCTACTTGCTTGTCGGCAGCATCCCGATTGAACATGCCCCGCTCTCCCGACTTAGAGTCGTACAGAGCCAGCCACTCTCGCATGAATGTGCCCATCTCCGGCTTACCCTTGTAGGCAACAGAGTTATTAGCCAGCGCACGTTGACCTTCATTCTCCCACCATGCACCGGACTTGGCGTGTGCCATCTGATCATCGTTGAGGTTCGACAGGGAGATCAAGGCAGAGCGACGTACACCGCCCACGACTACAATCTCGCCGATCTTACACATGAGATCGTGACACTCAATAGGGAACAGGCGACGGCCTTGTGCCTTCTTGAACATCTCTACTGCAAACAAAAAGAGGTCATTCAGTGGTCCGGGACCGGAAGCTCGTCCGCCCATAGTCTTCAAGCGTTCACCCGACGCACGTACCGCCGACAAGTCCCACATAGGAATCTGTCCAGCGTAAAGCAGTGCGATAAGTTCACGCAACGACTTGGCCCATCCCGGCTTGGAATCGCCTACTTTGATTACAGTGTCAGTGTCGTGCATGGCGTCACTGATGACAGGCAGCTTGTCTACGTTCTCCCGCTCGACAGAGAAGCCCACACCTGTGCCACACATCAGAATGTACATACACTCGTCAAATGCACGGGGGCTGTCTACTGGAATGTAACTGCAGTTGTATCCGCAGATATTGTCACGAGCTAGCGCATCTCCTGCAGTCATCATAGCCCTCATAGAAGGCATGACTTCTAAGCTAAGGATTGCATTTTCGATCTCTAGCAGATCAGCCTCATCCATGCTGTGGTCATGTTTGTTCTTTAGATGATTGTGCATGAAGTTGGTGTATCGATACACTGTTTCATCCCAGTTCTCGCGGCGCTGTTCGTCATCGATCCAACGCGCATAACGGGACTTATGTATAAACTGTTGATAGGGTGTGGGCAGCATATTATTCATCTTCTTTCTCCTCAATAAGCCTGTCTAAATACCACTGTGCCTTTTTCAAATCCTGTACGCCGTTCTTGTAACGATACCGCCACAGATATTTGATAATGTTTCCTTGCAGGTAATATTCGTATCCATCGCCTGTAGCAGCGCGGATAGCATCGATGCACTCAATCCCTGCTTGATTGTAGTGCGGCGGACTGTTCACCATGTCCATCTGTTCTTTGTAATAGCCGTCTAACAGCTTCTCTTCATCAGCCGCCCACGCAGCATTCGCCCTGCTTTGCAGGCTAGCCATGCTCTCTTCTTCCGCCTTCATTTTCATATACGCCTCGTGTCTCATGGACTCCGCACTTATCATCTGTTGTCACCGTCACCGATAATCGTACCCTTAGTCTTTCGACATTTCAACTTATAGATGTTCATCTCTGCAATTTGCTGCAGGGTGTAACCCAAGTCTTCCGCAAGGTTGGCGCAGTACCACAAGACGTCACCGATCTCTTTTGCAATCTCTGCCTTGAAGCGTGTGTCGTCCCGTCCGTCTGCATAGTCGCCACGATGAATGCGCTTTACCTTGTCAGCCACTTCCCCTGCCTCACCGGCAAGACCCAACGCCGGATACGTCATGCTGGCTCGTTCCGGATACACTGCAAACTTACGGGCCTGCATCTGATAGTTGTTTAGGTTCCAGTTTTCTCTGATCATTGTAGTTTCCCAAAATCAATCTTGACGATGTTGGAGTCGGGCAAATGCTCTACTGTAGCTTCGCTGTCTGCCTCTTCTATGAAGGCTTCTTTCGTAGCTTGAAATCTCATACGAGCCAAGCCTGCACTCATTACACGTTCGAAGTCATTCTCTAGAAGCTCCATCATACCTGCCAGCATGATTGCACCCGCAGGGATATACTCGTCGTCTTCGTCTTCCGGCGTAGTGTCGTAGGCTGTCATTCTGACTGTGCCTTCTTCATCCCCATCTCGGATTACGATATAATACCTGTCTTGTAGCAGGCTAGCCCTCTCTAGGGTTGTTTCAAAATCTTCAGTCATCTTTATACCACTCCTCCGGTATCGAACCTTCAGCCCACTTAAATCCGTGCCTGTCTGCCCATGCACCGTATGTTGTCTTGCTTCCCTTATATATCTTGTTCTTAGCATTCAGAAACACTATTCGAATATCGTGATCCGGATACTGTTCTTTGATAAGCTGCATCTTCACCCTGTCCCCTTTATCAAAGTACCCCTTCACTTCGATAAACATCTTCTGTTCCGGCAGGTAGAAGTCGGGCGTGTAGGTTCTAGGCTTAGGCACATACGTCAGCTTAACGCTCTCGTACTCGTACGGCACCTTCTTGTTAGCCAAAGACCTAGCAACGCCTAATTCAAAGTTAGAGCGAAACCCTGCCTTCTTTGCTGACGACTTTCTCACAGACGCATTCCTATTGATCCTAGACGTTTTAGCACGTACCCCGCTACCCTTGGGGACAGTTTTTCGAGGTAACTCAGTTCGTCTGTCAACGGCTTCAGAGGAACGCATACAATAGCTCCGGATTGTGAAAGTCGGCTGATTGTCTGTATTTCGTTTTCTACCTGCAGAATGTCACGCTTCTCTGTTTCGGCATCGAAGTGACCGAATTCAGTGTAGTCGTTCAGCAGGGTCAAGGGCAGGCTTCTGTGGTCTTGACGCAAGCGCACAACTTTCCTGCCACCGCCAATCTTCTTGACGGACTCTATAAGTACATGATGTAGATTGTCGTTTAGCTCTAGTAGCTCTTCGGAATAGTCCCGGATAAATACGAACGGCACATTACATCTCCTTGTTCTTGAGACGGGTATACCAAACTTTCGGGGGGTTCTTAGCTGCCGAGGTTACTTTACCATGCAACTGTGCGTCCGGCCAACAGTGATGCCTATAGCCGCAGAGGTTACACTCTTTTGCCAGCACCTTGTTTCCGGTGCGGATGATCTCGCCCTTGCGGCGATAGGTTTCGAATGTGTCGGGGAAAGGCTTCGAAAATTTGACATTAGGGTCTGTCAAAAGTTTGACACGACGCTTGGCTTCCGCGAGGTATTCTTCTTTGTCTTCTTGGCACCAATCCGGAACCTCTACGACAGCTACCTCACCGCTGGACTTGTTGACCACAATCCAGCCACCGAAGGGCATACCGACGGCCTCGGAGTACAGAAAGCCCTGCATTACGTAGCCAAAGGGATCGTCCTTCTTAATGCCCTCGTAGCCTTCGTAACCAGTGAACTTAGACTTGTATGCGTAGTCACTGGCAGACTTGATATCCCACACCTTCTCCACACCACTCTCGTCGCGTATGATGACGTCGAGGGTGCCCTTGACTACGATGCCGTCAAGATCAAGCTCGACAGGTCGCTGATAGTCAACAATGTCTACCCCTGCCTCTTTCATAATGAGCATGATGATGCTCTCGGTGATGTCACCGAACAGGAATCTGAAAAGAGTATTGTAAGACATCGACTCTTCGATGCCCTGCTTGTCAAGTATCTGTTGACAGATAGGTCGGCCTAGTCCCGACATACGAATACGCCACTCTCCCTTCTTACGAGAGAGTTGGGTTTCTGTCGAGGCCCGACAGTCTTCTGCAAACTCTTGAAGAACTGACGGGGGAACATCAGTGTCCCCCCGCAGCGCCCTAGACATAAAGTCTTGGATGTTAAGCAGCGTCAGCATCACCGAACTCCGCAGCTAAGTCAACGTCCTCTTGAGAGGCCATAGCTTTCACTGCCCCGCGATGCTCGGTCATCACTGTATCGTTATGACCTTTCACCGTATCGGCGAACAAGGTAAACAAGTCCTTGTCGGAGTCACTGATGCTTACTGTCTCGCCCATTTGAGCAACAGGCGTCCAGTAAGTCACACTGCCCTTTTTGTTCTTCATCGTAGAGAGCTTCATCTCTACACAAGCCATGAGCTTGTTCTTCTTCGTCAGCCCGTCGATGAAGTCAGAGATCGGCTTGAAGCCGGAACGCTTAAAGTAAGCGATCATTGGCTCGTCCGAAAGCTCGAAAGTATCACCGTCGGCATTTTTGAAGGTGCCTGCGATACGTCCGTAGATGACTTGGTTACATACAACCGCACGAGAGTTGATGTACGATGGGTCATCCTTGTCGAGGGCATTCTCCTCGTCGCGGGTCAAGCGGCCACACTTGTTGCCACCTGCACTGTCCGGAAACGATCCCCCGAAAGACGTCTTCTGAACGGACTTAGAGGCGAAACCACCCCTGCCCTCATTCATCTCCGCGTCCCACAGGCTGTATTCGAAAGTCCGAAGAAGGGGACGCACTACTACTTCGTCAGCGTAGAGCATCTGCCCACCGTGGAAAATCTTCCACGTTCCACGAGCCAAAGGCCGACCATCGTCAGTCTCGGTATCGTAGTTGATATTCAGTCGGGGAAGCCCGACACGTTCTTGCACGGCACCTTGTCCGGTCATCTCCATCAGCGACTCAACGTCGTCATTCCGGAAAGCCTTCGCCATTGCGCCGAAGTCGTCAAGTTCCATAAGTTCATTCCCATCCATGTTCCTAAACTCCTTTACATGAGGGTGGTAGATTGATCTTAGCCATATACAACGTCTAAGTCAAGCCAGTTTTTGCCTGCCTTTATTTCTATTCCAACAGGCATGTCATACGCAATACCATATCTTCTCATAGTTTCAAAGGGAAGAGATAGCATGGCGTGTTTCATAAGATCGATACACGTGTCAAATTCATCCGGATGGACATCCATCACAATCGAATCGTGTACCGTATTGCAGATCACGCTTTGTAGGTCCGCATCCTTTACCGCCTTGTGCAGAGACACAAGAGCGATAGGTAGCAGGTCTGCCGTGGCAAATCCCTGCACAGGATAGTTGCAGATGTTAGTCCTGTTCGTAGCTGTACCGTAGGGCGTCCAACGAGCGTCCGGGAAGGCGTACTGACGTCCCGAAGGTAGGGTGATGACCCTTTTCTCTACAGCCTCTCTCTGAAGCTCGTCGTGCCATTCAGTGACCTTTTCGTACTTCTCCTTGAAAGCACGATAGTAGTTCTTCTGTTCCGGGGTGCCGCTGGTGCCGCCATACAGAGGCTTGAAGGTGTGTGCCTTAGCATCTTGCCGCGAACAGCCGATGATCGACGCAGTGTAGCTGTGTACATCTGTACCATTGACGACATCATCGTAGGCTTGCTGATCCTTGGCAAGAAACCCTGCTACCCGAAACTCTAGTTGAGAGTAGTCCCCTTCCACAATCTTTCCGCCGTCAAAACGACTCTCGACAACCTTCCGGATTTCGAAAGTGCTGCCGCGAGGCATATTTTGGAAGTTAGGATTGCGGCTCGAAAGGCGACCCGTCGCCGTAATCGTCTGCTGAAACTCCGGGTGTATGAAAGCATTCGCATCGACATTGTTCTTCATCCCCTCAACAAACGTACTAAGATAGGTGCGTAAGGCGTTATATCTAACGTACTTTTCTACAAACACACGGGCTTCACCTGTAAGTACAGTGAAGAAGTTTTCAAGTGTTTCACGATCAGTGCGGAAGCCTGCGGACGCTACATCCATAGGATTGCGCGGTATCATCTTGAAGCCTGCCACTTCATTAGTGTTATGATAGATGACGCCTGCCCCGTTACAGTGGGTGCATATACGCACTGCCTTGCCGGGACTCCCATCCTTGCGAGGCGGAGAGAACCTTCCCGTGCCTGCACAGTGACTACAGTGTTCCGCCCGTGTCTTGTACACTACTTTGGTATTTCGTGACACGTTGGCAGCAAACTCTCGGGGCGTCATACGAGGACGCATCTTCGGCTTGGCAGTGGCCCCGCGTATCTCCGTGCCTAGATTGAAGATGCTCTTCCATGTGCCCTTGTTAAGAACGGCCCGTGAGTAGAACAATCTAGATTTGTCGTCCGGACTGTTTAGGTTCACGGGTGTATCGCCCATAGCCTCTTGAGCTAGGTCACGCAACTCACCTTCTAGAATGAGTAGTTCCTGTCTGTACTGATCTTCGATCTCTTCAAGCGTGTCAAGATTGATCTTCAGTCCGCTGCGTTCGATATCACAGAGAACATCCGTCATCTCCATAGACAGTTTAATTGTCGGTACGAGGCTCACTGTATATCTCCTCAAATGTTGTGCCCAGCTTTTCTAGCTGTGCGAGAGCTATCTCTTCGGTAGCCATAACGTCAGCTATTCCATACTCTCGTACGATGTCCCACGGGATGTCGTAGAACGTGTACCCCTCCTCAAGGTACGGTACAACGAGGTCTTTCTCTTTCTTGGTGACGTTATACTTCTCTGCAAGACTAGCAAGTCCAAGAGGCCGACTTTGCGATCTCGCGAGTATATATTCCGCCACCATCGTATCGTAGACATTACCATCGTAAACAAAACCACACTCCCTTATCCATGCCAAGTCGAACTTGACGTTGTGACCGACAATGACGTCGGCGTGATCTAGTGCTAGTTGAAACTTCTCCGCAGCGGCCTGTGTCGGAGGTTCAGTCGAATGATAGTAACAGTCGTAGTCTACACCACTGACTAGCCACTTGTAACCTACAGAGACGAGATGATTGCCAAAGTAAGGCAGAGGGGTATGCCCACCGCCTGTCTTCTCCTTGTGCGTAGTCTCTACATCAAACGTAAGAACATTCATTATAATCACTCCGCCAGCGCAGCAAACAGTATGCCTGCGCCAACAACTGACGTTGCAGGTTCACCGTGGCCCATCATCAACAAGCCAAGTAGTAGCATAACCATAGCCCACATCAGTAGTACACCCCCTTGTGAACGTCGATATGCGTATTGATAGGACCGTGCCAACCGTTCAGTTTATTCTTAGATATACACAGTATACGCATCGTGTTTTCGATGTCACTGCCGCCGGTCTTGGCAATACCTAGAATGATGTCAGCCTCGCCTGCCTTGCCTGTCCGAGAGTTGTCCATCATAGAGAAGTCAATAAACTGACGGTCCTCGGCCTCGTACGATGCTTGGCACACTGCCCATATCAATGCGTCGTTACGCTTGGCAATCTCACGAGCGTTGACATAAATCTCCTTCAGCTTCTCGTCCCCTCGGCTGTACTCACCCTTGATCCGGAACTTGTCTAGCTGATCCATGAAGATGATGTCCGGTTTGTTCAGCTTGATGAACTCGTCGGCCTCTTCCACTGATGTGCCCACAGACCGCATGATGCGGAAGAAGGGCTGTATCTCGTTGATGTACCGCTCGTTGTACATAGCGCGGTTCTCATTCAACTCGGCGCGTGTCACACAGAAGTAGCTCTGACACAGACGAATCTTGATCTTCTCGGCTCGTTCCTCATTGGCCCAATACAAGACCTTGAAGCCTTGTCGTATGTAAGACGCGGCGAGGAAACAACAGAAAGTAGTTTTGCCGGATTCCGGACGAGCGAAGATGATACCTAAGTTACCCCGATCTAGACCCTCAACTCTCTCCCGGATCAGATCGAATTCGAAAGGGAAATCGGGAGGCCCACCATGATCCTCTAACAGTTCAAGCAGACCCTCTGTCACTTCAGAGTAAGTAGTCTTGTCGCTGATCCTGCCGTCTTCTACGGTTTCGATCATACGGCGCAGTTCGCCGAACTCCTCACTGTCTCCGGTGAATATCTCTATGGCCTTCTCGCCGATCTGCCTAGCACGATCCCGTAGCCAAAAGCTGTTCACCAAATCCATATGCAAGTCGATGTTGTCCGGATTGCCGGGAGACAGTTCTGCGATTAGCTCGTGTGCCCGTTCCCGTGTGCTGTCCGGCATGGCTGGATTGCGATCATCAAACAGGACAGCCAACTCTCCGACAGTCAAGTCCTTACCATACTTGGTATGGCAGAAAGATATGACATCGAACACGTCCCGCATCTCTCGCGAAAACATGTCTCTGTTTACTATGTTTGCAACCTTGCCAAAGAAGTCGCTACTGAGGCAAAACCCCAGCACTTGCTTATCTGTTGATTTGGCGTCGTAAGAAATCATCCCGTTCTTCCCTTTCCATATTCTTCAAGTCGTTGTTCAGCACCGCTAGCTTTGCTGGGACACCCTCTTGTACCAGCACTCGTACCATCTCTATAGCCTTGTCGGTGGCATCTTTGTCAAGAGCCACGATGACCTTATCGTAACGTCGCAGGACATCGATGTGTTCCTGTAACAGGTTAGTGCCCATCAAAGCCACGCCTGTCATCTGATGGGAACAGCTACAGGCACTAGCGCAATCCTCTACAACGATAGCTACAGAGTGTTCCCCACAGATGAACGGCTGCTTACTGTTTGCGTATCTGTACCACTTTGGTCCTGTCCCGTTTATCAATCGCCCGACAGCATCCACAATCACACCTCTCTTCTTCACCAAAAAGACCACACGGTTCTTCTTGACGTCGTAGCGTATGTCGGCGCGATTTTGTAAGTATGAATCATATACCCCCACCTTACGAAGGTACACTTCCGCGTCTAAGCTGCGGGACAGCGGCACAAACGTGTGGGGTATTTCGTAAACAGAATCAGATACTTGAGGGTCCGCAGTCGATGTGCGCTTGGTAAAAACACTCGCTGCGTTTTCAGAATTCAGTGTCACGCCAGTATATCCCTTCACATTGCAGTCAGCATGAAAGCAGTACCACTTTCGTTGTAGGCCGTCGTCTGTCACACTGAATGTATTCTTTGCGCCACACACAGGACAGTCGTATCGTGCGGTGGTCAAAGCCGGTATTTGCAGAGACTCAACGTGCCCCTCTAACCATGACGGCTTATCGATCATCCGTAAATTCCCCATCAGCGAACCCGATTAAATGGGTCAAGATCGATAACCCATCCTGTCAGAATATACTTGGTGCCGGACATGGGTGGATTACCCCTGTGAGTGTGCAAGAAACTACACGGGAACAGAGAGAACCTAGCCTCTACAGGCTTAACTCTCATATTCTGATACAGGAATTCAGTTTCCCCGCCCTCGAAATCATCGTTCAGATACAGCGTGTATGCCAGTATTCGATCAGAGGTGACGCCGTCAAAGTTTTCGTAGTGCCAACCATGAAAGCCCCCTGCTGGGTGTGTTCTTTGTGCCTTGCAGTCTAGTATTGACAACTGTCTGTGGCGTAGAACAGGGAACCGTGTCTGATATTCCGGCAGCGCCCTAGCGTAAAACTGTTTCAGCATACTATGAGCCATGTTGGTGCCTTCTGCGCCCACGATGCAAAGGTGAATGCACTCGTCTTCTCTTCCCGAATCGATGTTCACTTCATTACAAAAACCCGCATTGATTAGACTGTCGATCTGTTTTACTGCGGCTCTGCAATCTTCCACCGGCACAAAGTCATCTATCGTCAGAATCTCGTTGTAATCGTTCACAAGTGTCATGCCACTACTCCTTATCAAACTGGCAACTTGCCGCGACAGTAATCGGCCCATGAAACTCTGTCAATGACATTTTTTGACTTGACCCCGCTTGACAAATACGCTACCCCATTAAGAGAGTAACCCATAGGGATGACCCTGTTATGAAAAAGATTAGTAAAATCAATCCTATAGCTAGTCAATTAAGAAGATTAGGTAAACAGGTAGTTCCCGACAAACGTCGTGACAAAGAAGATAAGCGGCTGAAGAAGGAAGCTAAAGATGCCAAGACCCAACAAGATACTTGAACCTACCAAAACTTACAATCTTCTCATGACCAAGACGCAGTATGACAAACTGTCTACACATGCTGAAGCCATGCAGAAGGTAAGCAGGGAACAGGTTGCTGTTGCCGATCTTATACGCGAAGCCATTGATGTATACATCGAAGTCCTTGACGAGGAAGAGAATGAGAAAGACTAGAGATATCCGACTGCCGAAGGATTGGAAAGGCAATCATTTAGTCCCCCATGTCGTATCCCAAAACGGGAGACATGAAGTGCTGGCTCCTGTTTCATCTGTACGCATTGGAGAAACCGACGCAGACCTAGTGCAGCAAAGGCAGTGCGTAGACTATCCCCGCTGGGTTGCGGTGTTTGTGGGGCGTACCGAAAAAGAATGCAAATGGTGGCTTGACAAATACATGGCACCAGTGTTAAGACTCTGTGTGCCTTACAAAGCAAAGAACTGACCCCTTTCTATAGGTTCTTTGTTTGTCACGGTAATCTCCTCAATGTGAAGGGGGGCTGGTCTTCTGACTGGCCCCTCTTTTTTTGTGTTGACTGTCTGTATAGATACCTGTATGGCTAAGTAATGACAACGCCAGCACACAGGAGATTGGCACATGGAAATCACCGTAAACG